TACAAAATGGGGAGCAAATCTACTGCATCTTGTACCTGTTTGGGCGACAAATGTGCATAAATTTCTGTCACTGTCACAGACGAATGTCCTAACAAGTCCCTAATCGTTGTCAATGGTACGCCAGACATCACCAACCAACTGGCACATGTATGACGCATATCATGTATTCTAAAGTCAGATATGCCAGCCAATGAGCAAGCAGCCGTAAAACCTCGCTTCATACAAACAATTCTTTTTCCCTTCTGACTCGTAAATACATAAGGTGAGTTAGGGTAATGAGAATCCGTCCAATTTCGTAAAATAAGCAACGAATCTAAAGAAGCCTGATTAAGAGGAACAGTTTTCCGTTTCCTTGATTTATTATGTCTAGCCTCAAAAGTCAGTAGCTTAGTTTGGATATTAACGCGTGACCATTCGAGCATCAATAACTCAGACTTTCGACACCCTGTGTTCAAAGCCAAACGGATAAAAGACGACAAATGAGGAATACGTTCATAAGAGATCGCCGCGTTAATTAACCTAGACGCTTCATATTGTGTTATCCAACGAACTCTAGATTCAACACCTTTTAACATCATCGACTTAACAGGATTGCGAACAACAATTTCTAATTCAAGAGCAGCAAAATTAATAGCTGCTGAAAAAAACCTAAGCTCACGATTAATAGTGCTATCTTTTGCACCGTAATCTTGTCGGCTCATTATATAAGCACGAATATCCGCACGTTTTATATCAGATAACAATCTATCTTTAAAAAACGGTTGTAAATGCTTTAGAGAATACTTATCACGGTCTTTGCTTGCATGATTTTTAGCAGAAAAATAAATCTGAATAGCATATTCAAATGTTAGTTTTGTTTGCATGGTATAGCCCTATACTGTTAGAAGGACGCTATAAATAACAATCAAATAAGAACTAAAAGAAAAAAAGCGCATGACTCGCCCTTGTTTATATCTTTGTGTCAATCAGACGCTAACAACAGTGAATAGTTTTAGATCAATGGGTTAAACAAGGGGTTAATCGTTAAATAGTCGGGTTATTGTGTTTTAAACGTTCAGAATTACGTCTAGAAACCTCGTCAGGCTTACCACTCAAAACTTGGTCTTGTTGAGATCGTCCAGTAGCAAAATTATCAAACCATCCTTCTTTGACCATTCTTAGACAAGAATCCTTTGGAACATCAACAGGCGTGTATTGTTGTGTAAAACACTTACAACCAGTTTTCACGGAATCCATGCAAGCAGCAATGCGCGGGAAATCTGTAGGCTTTGCTAAATCTGAATAAGCCGGAGCGGTATAAGGCATAAGAGGATTATCTGGAATAAAGTCTTTATAAGTGAGTTGGTGTTCAATAGCTGATGTTTCTGAGGATTCTGATGTTGTTACTAAATTAGGTTGGACTGGAGGAGCTGCAGGAGAAGAAACAACAGGAGCAGGTTTTACTTCAGGCGCAGGATGACGACCAAGCATGAACCAATATAAAAAAAAAGGAGCGAACAACATAGGCAACGCTAAAAGAGCCATCTTTTTATAAATATGTGTGGGCGGTGTTTTTATACGCGTATTTTCTATAGTTGAACGATAAAGCGTGAAAACTTTAGGGTCTACTTTCACTTTTTGAGATAAGCCGCTAAGACGATTAGCACGGGAATAGACATTAGGTTGGTAATGTTCCCAAGTGTATCGAGTAACCAAGTCTGAGCCATTGGGACGATGAAAATGTATATGTCTTTGAAGGATACCAAGCAAAAATGGGCAAATCATTTTAGCTTGTTGAGTAATGATATAGAAGTCTAAGCCATGATGTCGAGAGCGAGCCATTTCTCGCATATATCTTGGCGGATTCTTATCCGAAATTGAAGAAGGAAAAAACAAATCAGATTCATCTATAAAAATAATAGAACCTTTCGGAAAGTTTGAAACTGTCGAAAAATCATCATTGGGGTCTGTCCAAGTGACCCAATTTTCTAGATCATTTTTATCTATTTGTTCAAAACCATGAGCTTCATAGTCAAAGTCTGGAATATGTGTAGCAAACTTTGGACGGTCTTTGTATTCGGGATTATGAATTAAATCCCAAAGTGTATTACTCGTTTTGCCCGCTCCTAATGAGCCTGTAATTAGAAATAACATTTAATGAGCAGCACGAGCAGCAGCTTTAATACCAATAGCTAAGGCGTAAGCGGAAAATATAATTGATATAGCATCAAAACCACCTAAAAGTTGAAAAGCATTCAAAAAAGAACCTGCATTGGCTGAAATAGTAGAAAGAACCTTTTGTTTAAGAGAGTTGAAAATAGGATTCAAAATAGCGTTAGATATAACGACAATACCAAAAAAAACAGCAATCTTCGGCATTGCCCAACTTAAAAAAGCAGTCAGAGCAGCCCATAAAGGTGCAAACATTACGCAACTCCCTTAAATACAATTTTAGCGGCAGCTAAATAAGACAAAGCAATAATAAGCATTCGCAAAAATTTGAAAAACTCGCAGGCTTGAGAAAACGGAATAACAAGTGATTGACCCATAACAGATAAAGAGGCGTTAGGAATACAAGAGCCTGATTGAGAGCCATTAGAGACGGAGCTTTCAAACGTTGAAAAAAAAGAATTGGCTTGCGTATTAGCAGATGATTGAGCAGAAGCATAAGCAGAGTTAGCCGATGATATTGCATCGTCAGAAACTGTTTTTTGCTCAGCAGTGACTTTAGTTAACGCTTCTGTTTGTTTACAAGTAGAAATCCATTGCTGATTGATAGAAGCACAAACAAGAGGATCACCAGAACAAGTAGGGGGAGTTGTACACGTTGAAGAAGTCTCAGCAGAACAGCCGCCGCTTGAACAAGAACCCCCACCACCCTCACTTGAGCTAGTACCGTCAGGATTTTGGGTACTGGATGAATCAGAACCATGTGAAGGGGTATCAGTGACCGAGCCGTCAGGATTAACCGTCGAAGTATTGTTAGTCGTATGATTAGTCGTATTGTTGTTAGTTGTATTGTTATTAGTAGTCGGCGCATTAGTTGTAGATACATTAGTTTGAGTAACGCCATTTTTAGATGTATTTGTTGTTGTCGTTTGAGTCGTTGTTGTGTTGTTAGTGTTGTTAGTAACAGACTTAGACACTTTAGACTTTGAGCCATCGGGATTAGTCGTTTCTTTCGTTGTCGTTTTAGTTACTGTGCCGTCAGGGTTAACTTTAGTTGATGTGCTTGTCTTAGTCACAGAGCCGTCGGGATTGTTTGTCGTAGTGGGCGGATTATTAGGGTCAGTGGCAGCGTCAGCATTATTAACGCATACACCCGAATTATTACGAATTTGACCCGTAGGACATTGAGCAGTTGAGTCTGTATCAGGCGCGCAAATATTAATTCCATTTCGTGTTCCGGGCTTATAACCTGCGGGACATTGACCGCCTTCACCTGCAGGAATATAGCTGACATTAAAACCCGTTCCATTTGTAGATGTTGGGGTATCAGCACCCGTAGCAGATGAGCCTGTATATTTATACTCGACAGCACAAAAGCCGGCTTGAGTTTGACCGCCTACTTCATTATTTAAGCCGATTGCATCATTCATTGTAAATTCTGGAACAGCTTGAGCTTGTAGGGCGCAACCCTGAAAATTAGCGGAACTAGGCGGAGTTGAAGGGGTAAAATAACCGCCACTTTTATCGCAGACAATCAAACCATTAAGAACAGTCTTAGAACCAGCAGGACAATTAAAAGTACCACATTGCACAGAAAAAGATTTTATTTGGTCTTTTTTGTCTAAGCAAGGCTCAGGCGGAGGAGTAACACAAGTACCAGCACATGTTGTTTTATTAAGATTGAAAATTTGAGGAGCTGTACACGTTTTAGTCAGAGTAGCAATGTCATGATAACCAGTATAGACACTATTACCACCCGAGGCATTAGTATAAGTATTTATATAATGAGTATCGTTACAAGTGACAGAAACCTCATTGGGTGAACCCCCATAACGAGCTATGCAAGCTTTGGACAAATCTACATCACAAAAAATAGGATTAAGTGGACGTGTCGCTTTGTACCACTTGGTAGTTGTATCACCACCAGCAGAGCCAGCAGCAAAAACAGAAAAAGATAAAAACAATAAAAAAAGGGATATAAAAACCCGTGAAAAAGCCATATATCCCCCTTTTGTTTGCTAATTAAGCAGCAGAACGCAAAGACTTAAATACAGCAATACCAGCTTTAAAGCCCAAAAAAGCCAAGCCAATAACAGCAGCAGCAGCAACGCCTTCTGTTACTAATGTTGTAATACTGGCAACATCAATTGCAGCATTAGCAGCATTAGCCAAAACCAAAGAACCAACAGCAACAGATTGAACTAAAGCAGAGCGGAAGCCTGTTTTAGCATTAGAAACAACAACTTGATTATTTTGCATAATTGCAAACTCCAAAAATTAACCAATACGCCCGAGAGCGCGATAAACGGCTATCACAACAAAGAGAGCCGCAAAGGCAACGAATAATTCGCGGCCTTGTTCAAGTGAAATGGTCGAGTAGACAGGTTCGTCAACTTGCAACCACCCCGTAGAACACTGAAGCCGATTGTTTGAAGATGTATTAACATTTCCATCACAGCGATAATAAGTAGTCATTTAGATGACTTTGTAATTGTCCAGTTTTTAATAACTGGCGGTAAATTTGGCCACATAAAAAGCTCCTTACGTCATTTATTACGTCATTTTTAACGTAATTAATCGTCCTACTGCCTATGAGTTAGCTTTGTTTGTAAATCAGTAAAAAAAGACATTAACGAGTAATTTTCACAACCGACAAATTCAGCCGTGTCAATCGCCTCTTGTTCACTTTCAAACATGCCAGCCTTAGACAATAAAGGCGTGTAACCAACATCACCGTCGGGTGTTGGATACAAAAACTGATAATTTTCGGCATCCTGTAAAATCACCACCCGAACTAACATGATTAAGACCCTTTAATTTGTGGAATCGGTACAACGGACACTAATTGCATTTTTTGAGTTTTGCCCGTGGTGACAATTTCAAAAGTCAGTGTTGCCATAAAAGGAAAAGTTTGCTTTTTGAATGGTTCAAAATTTTCAGACAGACCAAATGTATAATCAGCAACAGAAAAACCTTTAGCATTGCCTCGTGACTCATCCAGTTTTGTTTGAACATAGACATGGGTGCTATCGTAAGCAGAGCCATTATCCATTGTGCCTTTGTTGGCTTTCATACCTAAAACCAATGATTCTTCTTTCATTTTCAATTACTCAATTAGTGGCGAAATTAAGCCATTGCCCACTGTTCGCCTTTCAGTGTTGGCTTGCCTTTTTCTATGACCCAATCAAGGCCAAAGAGTGGTTTTGCTAATACAACTTCCGGGCTTAATTTTAAGTACGGAAAGTCATGTAAAAATTGGGTGCAGGTTTCTATCGACTTGAGTGGGTTCTCAAGGCGTTTTGGAACAACCGCAGGGTCTGAATGACTGATTTTTGACAATAACAAATCGTCATCTTGAAAAAATCGACGTAAAAATGTGATGTACTTGCCCGCTTGGTTTTTGACAATTTCAATTGAACGGTGATAAGCGATCTTGGCTTCTTTTTCTTTAACCTTGATTCGTTGAGGTGTCGTTAGCTCAGTTTTTAAGAAAGCTAAACAAGGATAAGACCCTAAAAAATAATCACTTGGAGTCAATAAAATATCAAAAGGGATAACACGGTCAGAACTCTTTAATTCAACCTCTGCACGACACCAAGGACTTTCTTTGTCACCTTCTTTTTTGCCTTTTTCATAAAAACGGGTGAATTTTCCAGAATCACGACAACCAATGTATAAAGTACGTCCTTTACCACTTGGTCTATGCCAATTACCACGCCGCTCGATATTGGGGTCACGCCCACCACAGGATAAAGTGCGTTCATGCCATTGAGTTTCTGCCCAGTCAACGGTGATATATTTGCCTTCAAAATCATCATGAGCCAAGTCAACACGGGTTAACGTAGGACGAACAGCAACCGTATTTAGAAAAATATTAAGACGACGTTCCCAACCAACTTTAGCATTTATACAGCCTGTACCATTCAAAACAAACATCATGGTTCGACGCTGACCACCAAAACAGACAAAGCCGAACTTATCGCCGAGTACCCATGAATTTTTATAGAAATTCATTATTTTTTGATTATCGCCAGTTATGCCAAAGCCAAAAATATTCTCACAGAGGCGCGAAGCCTCAAGAATGAATTCATTGTCTGAAATAAATTGCTTATTTGCTGTTTTGCATAAGGTATCTTCGTGAAATGTCAGGTTAACCCAATCAATAACGGCACATTCACCAATTGCTGGAATGCGTAAAGGTACAATCTTGACCTCACCGCTAGACATCACTAGCTCAACTTGCTGAAACTTCGCTAAATCCCGGGCTTTCTCAAGGCCACTATCAGCAGTTTCCCCCATGTTATTAATGGGGGAGAAGGAAGTATCTCCCTCGTGTTTTTGGTGGGGCAATCGTGGATTTTTGGCGCGTGCGCTCCGCGTCGTCTTCGTCGTTGCCTCCTCATCCTCCTTGTCGCGTGCTACTAAAAGAGGCGCGTTTTGCTCAGCAAACAACGGCGAGACTTGATTCAATGCCTTCTTCTTAATAGCCAGTTCGTAAGGTGTCGTTTGCTTCATTTTGCCCAT